TACTTCCGCAAGCACAGTTTCTTACTACTCATCAACAGCCCCAGAAAAAATTATTGACTTCATAGCCCCCATACAGTACCCTGCCAGAGTGGGGGAAGATAAAGCAGCCATAAAGCACGAGTTACTAGCATCCATTGAAGAAGAACTCCGTAGAGCGGAGGCTGCTGCTCCCCCGCATGCCAAGCTCCTTGAGCGGTACAACCGGAGAAGGCAGCTCGCATTCTTTTCCTCCATGCTCAGGGGAAGTCCCAAACCTGTCTGACCAAGAAGTATGGCTTCGACAGATCTACCATCATACGTATCATCACCACATATGCGGACCAGCTAGGCAGATGGCGTGAACTTGGGGGTCAGCTAGCTTCCTATTCCTACCTAAACATTGCTAGCCTGGAGGAGGACATGATTGATAGTGTTCGTGATGGAATGGATAGTGGTGAGCTAAAACCGACGTTCAAGGACATCAAGGACATCTCCATCGCTAAGGCAAACAGTAGCCGGGAGGCCATGCTAGCTCGTGGGGAGGCAACGAGTATCAGTCGTGAAGAGAAGGTGTGGACGGACGACGACTACAAGAAGCTCATGGAGCAAGCACGTAACCAGATGGCTGATGAAGCTATACCTGCGGAGGTAGTAGATGAGCGGGAAGGGTAGTAGAGATAGAACTAACAATCGTGCTGCGTACGGAAAAGCGTACGACAGGATATTCAATGGCACTTTTAATGGGGGTAAAAACATCAACCAAGGTGTTTTTAATGGGGGTAATACAGATTCGACGAAGGTGTCACCACTTTCGGACGTGGGTGCAACTCCCACTTCCTCCACCATAGAAAAACAATCATTTGCAGCACCGCCAATAAGGCATGGAATACGTAAGATCATTGAGTAATATGAACAAAAACATGCAGCTTGTCCAGAAGTCCTTGGACACCATTGTCCCAGAATGGGAAACTGTGATGGTGGCTTCCATTACCGACAATGGGTTTGAATATGACATATTTAACAAGGTGGATAGTGAGCATTTCCAAGAAAACCTAGCTGTGTTGTTAGCCCTTGTTGCGAAGAAGTCTCAACAGGAGTTGCAGAACATTGATTGGATAGATGATTAGTTTCACTGAACATCCATTCCTGGAAGTCCCTACAGCGGAGGAGATAGTTTGGCTATACGACAACAACCTTTCACTGCTCAAGAAGCTTCACAAAGCCCATGAGGGGCGTATAGAGGCAAGCGTTAGCGATCCCATACGTCATGGCTTTGATTTGCCTGGTTGGGAACGCATCCGCGATGGATTGAACACCCATAACGAGTGCTTGGCTCTTGGGGGTAACCGATCGGGTAAGACCACTGGATTTGCCAAAATAGTTATGGAAGCTGTCACTGAAAACATGGATGGTCATGTTGTATGCTTTAGCCAGAATGAGGACACCTCCATTAAGGTGCAGCAAGCGGCCATATGGGAGATGATGCCCAAGGAGATGAAGAAGAAGACCAAGACCATTGATGGGTATATCAACTTCTCCATGCAAAACGGGTTCACTGGTAAAAGCTTCATATTTCCGGACACCCGAACCAGGGTAGATTTTAAGACATACACTCAGTACAGCAACAACCAAACCATCCTTGAAGGTTTTGAATATGGATTTCCGAACCCGGACGGCATAAACATTGGAGCATGGTTGGATGAATATTTGGGTGATTCGGCGTTGGTCAACACTCTTAGATTTCGTTTAGCTACCAGGGATGCCGTAATGGGTGTAGGGTTTACCCCTATAGATGGTTACACTCCTTTCATCTCTGACTACCTGAAGAATGCCGAAACACTAGAAACTAGGGAAGCAGCACTACTGGAGGACCGAAATGTCCCTGTGCGTCAATACAGCCCCTCTAGGGATGCTTCCATTGTCTATCTTCATTCGGATGAAAACCCGTTTGGTGGGTACGAGCGTATAGCAAAAGATCTTAGGGGAAGACCAAATGAAGAAATATTGGTCCGTGCTTATGGTGTTCCGGTGAAAAGCATGACATCTCTCCTTCCATTATTCAACACTGAGGTAAATGTGTTGAGTGATAGTAAGGAGAACAAGTATGGAATGAGGTTTCCTGACGTTTCTGACAAGGCTAGATACACCACATACCAGGTAGTTGACCCTGCTGGTGCCAAAAACTATGTATCAATATGGGCTGCGGTGGATGATAGAGACAATGTTTACATCTGCCGTGAGTGGCCCGATTGGGACACTTATGGAGAATGGGCGGAGTTTGGCGATCCTAAGTGGAAATTTGGACCTGCCTCAAAGAAGCTGGGTTTGGGCATAGGTGGATATGTAGATTTATTTGAACAAATTGAAGATGAACTAGGAGTGGAGGTATTTGAACGTATAGGTGATAGTCGTTTTTTTGCTCAACAGAATGAAAACAACGAGGACTTGTTTATGGCATTTGAGGAACACGATTTCATATTCGTTCCGTCCGATGGTCGGATGGAAGAAGTGGGTTTGTCTGCTCTTGATGAGTGGTTCAATTACAACCCTAATGAGCCGATAGATCAGGCCAATCGGCCCAGATGTTACATTCACGAGAGCTGTCGCAACTTGATTGATAGCCTCATCAACTACAACTCAAAGGGAAAAATGGACGAACCCTTAAAGGATTTCTTTGATGCTATACGCTATTTGCGAATGGCGAATAGTGGCGAAGGTCCAGTCCACGTAACCGCTCGCGATTTGGCAGTGACTCGTCGAGCTATGGGAGGATATTAAATGAAGATAAGACTAAGTGAAATAGCTCGGCAAGGGCATTATGTTTGGGATGAGTTATTGTCATTGGCCAAGGAAAAGCTGTCCGATGATATGATAACTGGTGTGGGTAAGAACACTTGGATTAGTGAGGAAGGCCAAGATATTCTGGCAGATGCTGTTGATGTTCCCGAGGCCACTCCTGTCCATTACAGAGGACAGGTGATCAAGGTGGCTCCAAATAAGAAGTATGTATACGCTTACATTAGGGAGAATAGGATGAAGGTTCCTGTACTTGTCCCGAAGAAGTTGGCTCACAAGCTAGTTGGGAAAATCATTTTGATAGAAGCTATAAAGGATGTCAGTGGCACGTCTTACAGGTACAGAAGAGCGTAGGCTTGATTCGTTGGTTCTATGTCGTAGCTGGCAGTCTGAACAAATCGATCGACTTCTTGGCTGGGAGGTTTGGAAGGCTTTCGCTACAGGAAATTGGCATGCTGTTATGGATCCCATTGATTTTTGTGATAGAATAGGGGTAAACAAAAACTACACCCAGGTAGTCGTAGAGAGAATCTGCGAAAAAGCGAAACACATTTAACATGGAAACAGACTATTCCAAAGCCATTACATATGTTGCCAAGGAGCCAGACATCGAGGCTTTACGTCAAGCATACCAAACTACAGACAGTGATTTGGAGTCGTACTACCACTTATGTCGCACGTCTTACGACGATCGCCGCAACTGGTGGCCTGGGAAAAGTCGTGACTTACGTAAGCATGGTGCTGACGCATTTCCCTGGGAAGGTGCTTCTGACTTGGAAAGCCATGTTATTGATGAGCGTGTTACCCGGCTAGTATCTTTATTCATGTCTGCCCTCAATCGGGCAAACATCCAGGCTTTTCCTGTTGAAGTGTCTGATGTACCGAGAGCTAAGGTGGTAAGTAACTTCCTGAAGTGGATGACTACATCGGGATACATTCCACGTTTTAAGCGTGAAGCGGAGCTGGCGGCCAACTACTTTTTGGAGCGTGGCGTGATGATCACCTATTGTGGGTGGTTGATGGAAGACCGCACCTTCAAGCAAAAATTTGACATGCAGCGGATTGCCGCTGCCGATCCCAACCTAGCCCAAATGATATTGGATGGCACTCAAGATGATGAGGTGGTTATTCAAATGCAGGCGGTAATTAAGGTGACAAAGAAAAATGCACGGAAGGCCATGAAGGACTTGCGGGAATTTGGTATGGCCGAAGTTCCCACCGTAAGGAGGCAGATCAATGCACCCGAAGTAAAGACATTGGCTCCCGATGGCGACTTCATTTTTCCTGCATATGTTACAGATCCCCAACGCTCGCCATATTGTTTTTGGCGTACCTACTACACTGCACAAGAGTTGCAGAACAAGGTGATTACAGATGGGTGGGATGAAAATTTCGTGGAACACATAGTCTCTAACTTCTCTGGAGTAAACATAAATTCCTTGGAGAGGGAACAGGAGGGAAGGCGAAGCATATCAGCAACTGACGATGCTTATGAGGCCGAGGAACTAGTAGAAATAATACATGGATACCAGAGATTGATCGATGAGGTCGACGGGTCAGAAGGGATCTATGAGACAGTGTTCCACGAATCTTTTTCAGGCGATAAGGGATTGGGCATACCGGGGTATGCTAAGTTTGAGTTGCTCAATGGGTATGAGGATTACCCTGTCGTAGTCACACGCTTTAGCGAGGATACTAAGCGTTTATATGACACCATGAATGTTCCATCGCTTCTGCGGGGAATACAGAGTCAGGTGAAGGTGGAACGCGATAGCCGCATTGACAGCAACAGCTTGTCCACCCTACCTGCTGTTACGCACCCGAAGGGACGTAAGCCCGAAGAAATTGGACCTGGTAGATTTATCCCGGAAGTAAGGGCTGGAGAAATAGGGTTTATGAAAGGACCATCTTTCAATTCTGGATCGGTTGAGATGGAAAACAACCTCCAGAGTCAGGCCGATCGCCTGGTTGGGCTTGATGAGGAATCTCCCCTATCCGGAGTGAGGCGTCAATTTTTGGTAGACAAATATTTGCAGCACATGGCCGAGGTAATATCATTGTGCTATCGAAACTTCCAAAGATTTGGAAAGGATAAAACATTCTTCAATGTCACCGGAGTTCCCGATCCTCAGATGTTTAGCAAAGGCAACCCTGACGAAAACTTTGATGTTACCATTAGCTTTGATGTTCTTAATGCCGATGGTGATAAGCAGGAAGCCAAAATGAATCAACTACTTTCCTTAGCCCAAATGGATAGGAATGGCCGTATAGATATGGACAAGCTCCTATCTGCAATAGCTTCTTCCATCGATCCCGTGTTAGCGGATAGTATTATGATGCCAGTAGAAGCGGCACAAGACAAAATGTTAAAAGATATTACCGATGACTTATCAAAAATTTATGCAGGTATTGAAGTTCCAGCAAGGCCGAGTGGTTCTCAAGCGGCTCTTCAAATCATTCAGCAATATACGCAGCAACCGGATGTTCAAGAGCGTTTGCAGCAAGATGAAGCGTTTTCTGCCCGTCTTCAAAAGTATGCTGGCCAGTATCAGTTTGCTATGCAGCAAGCTCAAAATGCGCAAATAGGCCGCATTGGGACGCAACCAGCCCAAATGGGCGAGGTACAAACCCAAGAAATGCAGCGGTGATAGCTCTGCTATTCGCCTCCATACTATTTGTTGATATGCCAGATAATAAAAGCACATCGGAATACGGAAAAGATCGGGAACAATTCCTGAACTTAAACAAGATGGCCAAGTCGGTTAGAAAGTACTTTGGTAGAAATCCTGTGGTGGAAGCCGCCATTTATGGAAACTCGGGTGTAGAAACTGGAAACAGTTTTAAGTACGACCAAAAGCAATATGGTGGTGGTGGAGGATATGGTGTTTTCCAATTTGATTTTCACAAAAAATATTACCGGGAGTATCTGGAAGAGGAAGGCTTGACGGATAACACGGATTCCCAGGTGAGATATGTTTACGAAAACATATACGGGAAAAAGCAAAACATTATGGGAGCCGGAAATGCCAAGAAACTCAGAGAGGCATTCCAATCTGATGATCCAGAATTTGTAAGCGATAAGTTTATGGAAATATTTCTTCGTCCAGGAAAACCGCATCGTGATCGTCGTGTAGATCTTTCCAAGAAATACCATAAACAAATAGTAAAGGCATATGATGATGAGTCCGGAGAATGATGTAGCTTTTCTTTCAAAGTATGAGCATTTTGCTCGCTTTATAAACATCATAAAGCAACGACGAGAATCTTCCATCTCTCGGCTGCGAGGGTCTTCACCCGATGAGGTGATGCAGATATCTGGAGAAATTTCGGCATACGACGACATCCTCCAAGATTGCAACTACGAAGATCTGCTAAAAAAATGGCATGCCCATGTGGAATGAGCTGTTTCGCGTGATATAATCACGGTTCGCCATCGCTGGCGTAACAAGCGGAAACAGTAAAACATATGAGTGAAGGAGTCGAGGCGATCGCTGATGCCTCTCAAAACACAGCGGAAAACACCAATATATCTGCGTCTGATTTTGAAATTAGACGTACCAGGCAAATGGAAGAGCAAGTTGCTCCACCTGCACCTGAACCGGAGGCCGAAGAGTCTTCCATTCCTGAGGATGTTGAGACTGAGTCCCAACCCCAGGAGGAAGAAGAAATCCAAGGCCAGACAAATGTTCTTTCAAATATCGACTTGGATAATTTATCCGAGACGGAAATAAAGCAACTTTCCGAGGCATTGTCCAGTCGGGCCGTTGATCGTTTTGGTCAACTCACCGCAAGGGCTAAATCTGCCGAAGAGAAAGCGAGAAATCTTGAGGATAGCTTAAAGACCCAGCAAGAGCAGGTACTTTCGGCCACTTCTGAAATCGAGAACAATCCCTACCAAGACCTAAAGAGCGTTAAAAACATCCAAGACAAAGCCAAGGAGATCAATGATGTGATCGAATGGGCTGAGGATGTTTTATTTGAGTCTGCTGACTATGGCCCCAATGAAGAGGTGACTGAGTCAAATGGCGAATCAATGACGAAAACACAGGTCCGTGAAGCGCTGAAACAAGCCAGGAAGTCTCGTGATAAATACCTACCGGATCAATTCCGCACGGTAAAGAAAGTGGAGGATGCTACTAAGCTACGTCAGCAATATGGGCAAAAGGCATTGAAGGAGTTTAAGTGGCTAGGCGATAAAGAAAGCAATCAAACTAAACAGTTTGTTCAGCTTGCCAGCCAACCCGCACTCCAAAAAGCCTATGACCAAAATCCTGATTTAAGCTGGCAGTTGCCATACCTATTGGCTCATTCGATCAATAGTATGTATGGCGGCAAATCAAAGCCACCCACAAATGCACAAGATGCATTCAAGCCATCTCCGCCAAAAAGTCCGTCTCCGGCTGGAGCCAAGTCCGATAAGTCTGAGGACAATTCGTCCAAGGCACTGAAAGATTTGTCATCAAGGTTTAAGGAATCTGGTAACAAAGACGACTTCCAGAAATTACGAGAAGCGCGGTGGTCGCGCCATCTCACCTAACCTGAATACTTAAAATGTCACTATCAAATACATACGATACAACTAATCCGGGTTCGGCTGTTTCCAATAGAGAAGATCTTAGCGATGTGCTAACCATCTTGGCTCCTGAAGAAACTCCGGTCCTGTCCTCCTTGCCAAAGATCGCTGCCACTGGCACGTTCCACGAATGGACTGTAGATTCTCTTTCATCTCCCACTACTGCGGGTATTGCTGAAGGAGCTGACGTTACCACTTTCACTGACCAGTTCAGTGGCCGCGCGCGTCTTGGAAACAACACCCAAAAGTTCCGCCGGGACTACATGGTCAGCGACCTCCAAGAGGCTGTTGATTCTGTTGGACCTGCTAAGATAGCCCAGGCTGAAGCCAAGGCAATTCGCGAACTCAAGCGTGACGTTGAAGCCACTTTGCTTTCAGCTAACGACAAGGCCGTAGAAGACGGAGCTGGTACTGTTTACAAGTTGCGTGGACTGGGAGATTGGATTGATTCCGCAGGACCGTCTGACGTCCCTGCTGCTTTCCGTACTCCCGCCGACAGCATTCATGCTACTGGTGCATTCACGGAAACTGCGATGAACAACATCATCACCTCCATCTATCGCGTAAGCGGCACGACCAACTCTTTGACGTTGGTTGCTGATACAGCTCTTCGCCGTATCATCAGCGACTTTGCTCGCCTTGACCCAGATGGTTCTGGTGCTGGAACTTCTATCCGCAACGTAAACTACAACGGCGAATCCGCTCAGATTAAGCTCTCTGTTGAGCTTTATCAGTCTGACCACGGTATCGTTTCTGTTGTCAACATGAACCCTGATTGCGCGCCTGATACGAGCAACAAGGATACTGGCTATTTTGTCAATCCTGAGTACGCTGGTATCGGAGAGCTAATCCCAATGGGCAGTTCTCGTCTACCTAATCAAGGTGGCGGAGAGCGTGGATTCGTTGATTGCGCGCTTACGCTCGCAGTTTACCATCCCGGCGCGCATGGTAAAATCACCGCAATCGCATAAGGAGATAAACTATTATGGCTATCGAATTAAAAAAAGTACAGAACATTGAAACCCTAGCATTGGGATTCAATTATGAAGCTTCTATTGACTTGTCTACGCTTGGCACGACCGCTGGTTCAGCGACTGCTGTAGACATTCAAGTTGGTGAAGCTGCTATGGCTGGCGGTATCTTCGGAGCTGCAATCATTGTTGACGAACTTGTCGTCGGAACCAGCATCTCGGATGCCACGATCGCCATCGGCGATGATGGTGACGCTGATGGTTTCGTTGACGAAGTGGACGTTTTCAGTGACAGCGGAAACTTGGGCAAAATGTTCGCCAACACTGGCGCGCTTGCTGTTGCAGGTTTTCACCTCGCTAGTGCTGTTGACCTCACCTACAATTTCACGGGTGAAGGACCAGACGTAGCTACTTCTGGGAAGATTCGTCTTCTTATGAAATACTACCCTACCGCAGGACAGTTGTTTGCATCGTAATTAATTAATTAATTATTTATTAAGGGAGGTTGGGCCAATCCTGGCCTCCCTTTTTTTGTAACCTTTTACATTTTAAAAATATGGACTCATCAAACCCATTTGGAAGAAAAATTATAGACTTAGATTTTGTAGATGTTTCTTCTCCTTTAACTCCAGCACCAAAGCGAAAGAAAAGAAAATTATCTTCTGATTTGCTTAATAAAAAATTAAACATAAAAGCCGAAAGAGGTTTTCATAAGGATATGAAAAAAGCATTTCCTATTGATTCATTGGAAGACCCAGTAGGTCGGTCTTCTCGTCGAAAAAGGCAGCACTCTCGAAGGGTTGGTATTCGGAAAGCTCAAGAAGAATTTAAGGCAGCAAAAAAATCTTCTAGAAAAGCAAATAAGTAATCAATGGAAATCATTACATCCCTTCCAAGGTATAGCGACGGAGAAATAAATCGAGCGTTCATGCGTGAGATTATGACCGGGTTGAAGTTCGAAAAAGAAACAGAAGAATCTCGAACTAACATTGCTAGAAAGGAAGCGGCAGAACTTAAAGGGAAAGAGCATCCTGTACTGGGAAAGCCAGTGGCAGTGATGCCTCCCCGAGAGTTTTTTAGGCTGACAAAGAAGTACGGAAACGACACCGTGCATTCTAAAGAATTTATACAAGATTATAATAAGAGGTTTAAGGACCTCTCACCTAATAACGCATAATGCAGGATAAAGCTAATAAAGACTTGTATGATTTGATATCCGCCCTGGCGGGTACATCCGATTTTACCATTGCTGAGAATGCTCATCTATTAGCTTTAGCAAACAGGCGGATGTACGAAGCGTACAACCGCACTCCGTACTGGGTAAGGTTTTTAACAACTGGAGAACAAAGAACCATAACAAATTCAATAGTTCCTTTTACGCAAACCAGTAAAACCGATATTGCGGAATTTATCAGAATACACAGAGAAGAACCTTTCCTCAAAAACTCAACTATTGAGTTTGAATTTTTCGTGGAAAGCGATGGCGCGCATGTAATGAACCTGACCACTGCGGATGCTACGAGCGTATACGTTACATACAAAAAACCAATCACCCTTCTAACCAGTTTAGACATTGATGGATCTGCATCTTTGAATGAAGTACCACAAGAATTTTTCTATTACATGGCACACGCCACATACGCTGATTTTCTCCGAATGGATGGACAACACCAGAAAGCTTCTTTTGAGGAGCAAATTGCTGAAAACTATCTAGGCGAAGAAATGGATAACCCCCAACAAGTAGCGAACAACAACACCGTAGGAAAGCGTTTTAGAACGCACGTATCTCAACAATCACGATAAATGAACTCAAGAACATCCAACTTATACATCGGGAACGCAAACCCGAACGGAACTTCAGAAAATCTATCAGCAGCAACCTCTGGTTC